TGTAAATACTGTCCAGTATATCTATTTAATATTTGACCACCAACAGAAATTTCTATTTCCTCAATCATTAATGTTCCCACATTTTCAATCCACTTAAATTCATACGGTGCCCACATATCAGAACATGTTTGTGGGGGATATATTGGACTCCAAATTGTAGGTAATGTTACTACTAAATATGTATCCATTAATAGTTCAGCATACCGTTTCATTCTAAAAGTAAAATTTGACGATTCTGTCATCCTAAGATTTCTTAGACCATCAAAATCAGTTCGAAACTTTTGTAAACCAAAATTAGTATATTTTTTATATGTTGTTTTGAAAAATGTTTTTGAAGGATTTCCATTTAAATATACATTTTGATTTCCATAAGATACTATGTTTAATAGACCTCCTGCCATATATATATACTTATCTACAATATTATTTAACTTCATTTTAATGAATAATTATATTTAGTGAAAAAACGACCAATAAATTTAATAGTAGAATTTTTTCATAGTCTAATATAAGTATGAAAGAAAAACCTAGTCAACTTATTTCAAAATGGTTGAAGACAGGAGATAAAACTGTCGCAATTAGATATATGTCCTATTTTATAATAGCTCTTTTAATATTTGGATTTTGTGGTTATGCTGTTACTAAGATGAGATTAAATGATGCTAATTGTAATAATCTCTCAAAAATATATACAGGTTTCCCAAAATTATCATCTTTTAATCCTGATAACGCTGCCTATAAATATTTACTACGAGACTACTACATTAAAACAGCATACAATTGTTGTTGTGGAGGTCAATTTAAAAACGATTGGGTCAATGTTTGTGCTTTGAAAACTTGTATTGCTCAAGGTGCGCGTGTATTAGATTTCGAAATTTATTCCGTTAATGACAAACCTGTAGTTGCTACATCTTCTGTAACAAATTTTCACACAAAAGAAATGTATAATCAAATTCCATTTGAAGATGCTATGAATATTGTAAATTCTTATGCCTTTAGTGGTGGTTCCACACCATGTCCAAACGATCCATTAATATTACATTTTAGAATATCTAGTAATAATAAAAAAATATATGACAAGATGGCGGATACTATTTATTCCACAATTGAATCTAAATTATTAGGAAAGGAATATAGTTATGAATATACTGGCCATAATTTAGGAGCAGTTCCTCTAAAAGAGTTTTCTCAAAAAGTTATTATTTCAGTTGATAGATCTAATCCACTTTTTGAAGAAACTCCCCTCAAAGAGTATGTTAATATTGCTTCTAATTCTATTTTTCTAAGAGCAGCCAGAGACTATGATATTAAATTTACTCCTGATTCATCAGAACTCATTGAATACAATAAAAAAAATATGACTTTATCTATGCCTGATTTAAGTGCTTATGATACTAATCCATCCGCTGCGTTAAATTTTGGTTACGGATGTCAATGGGTTGGTATGTGTTTTCAGAATTTTGATGCTAATATGGAATTCTATAGTCTATTTTTTGACAAAGTAGGTCATTCATTTGCTCTTAAACCTGAACACCTTCGTTATGTTCCAGTTACTGTTCCTATTCCTCCTCCTCAAGACCCTGCTAATTCATTTACTACAAGAACTACTGCTACTGATTATTATTCGTTCAGTGTCTAATTTATATAATACTTTTTCTATATTTATTATATAAATGTCTTCCTGTAAACCAAAATTATCCTTAGAAGAAAAAGAATTAGACATATTACGAGATGCTGTAGACATAGCAGAAAAAAGAAAGGGTAAACAAACTGTAAGCGACCCAGATGTCAAAAAAATCATTGGAATTTTAGAAGATTTTCTTAAAAAGAAAAAATTAATATGTTATGGTGGAACAGCTATTAATAATATATTACCATTAGAAGACCAATTCTATGATAAAAATATTGAAATTCCTGATTATGATTTTTATTCACCAAATGCTTTAGACGATGCTAAAGAATTAGCCGATATCTACTACAATAATGGATTTCAAGAAGTAGAGGCTAAAGCAGGTGTCCATTATGGAACATATAAAGTATTTGTCAATTTTATTCCTGTTGCTGACATTACTTATTTAGAAAAACCCCTTTTTAAAAGAATACAAAGAGACGCAATCAGAGTATATGGTATTTTATATTGTCCTGCTAATTTTCTTCGTATGAATATGTATTTAGAATTATCTAGACCTGCTGGTGATATCAGTCGCTGGGAAAAGGTTTTAAAAAGATTAATATTATTGAATAAAAATTACCCTTTACGAGGTAAACATTGTGACCCAAAACTATTTCAAAGAGAATTTGAACGAATAGATAGTGATAAACAAGCACAATTATACTACAGTGTTCGTGATGCGTTTATCGACCAAGGTTTAGTATTTTTTGGAGGATATGCTAGTTTTCTTTATTCCTCTTATATGCCTGCCAAGCAAAGAAAAATGTTTCAAAAAACTCCCGATTTTGATGTGTTAGCTGAAGAACCTGAACAAGCTGCTGTTATATTAAAGGAGAGATTAGAGGATTTTGATTATAAAGATGTCAAAATAGTAAAACATGAAGGTATTGGTGAGTTGATTGCTCCTCATTATTCTGTTCGTGTTAAAATTAATAATATAGAAGAAACAGTTGCTTTTATTTACAAACCATTAGCTTGTCATAGTTATAATGTTATTAAAAAAGGTAACAAATCTATTAGAGTTGCTACTATCGATACTATGTTAAGTTTCTATTTTGCTTTCTATTATAGTGATCGCGAATATTATGACGAAAATCGTATTCTATGTATGGCTCAATATTTATTCAATGTTCAACAAAAAAATAGACTCGAACAAAAAGGATTACTCAAAAGATTTAGTATTAATTGTTATGGAAAACAAGATACATTAGAAGAAATGAGAAATACAAAGGCGTTAAAATATAAAGAATTAAAGGGAAAAAGAAATTCAAAAGAATATGAATCTTGGTTTTTGCGTTATATCCCATTTGAAGAAAATTTAGATAAGGAAGAAAAAAAACTTGAAAAACAAGTTAAGAAACTCACAAAACACAAAACTACAAAACATAAGAAAAAGAAGACTACTAAAAAGAAGAAGACTAGAAAAAATATTATTGAATTTTTTGATATTATTTAATTTTCTTCAAATAAATATATGAACAATAAAATTATTTTTCTTATATTTTTATTTATAATCGTAATCTCTATTTTTTTATATTATGATACCAATAAGGAAGGTTTCGAATCCTATACTAATTGTATTGAACAGGGATATCCGATGGATTTCTGTATTAAAACACCAATACAATCACAAGTAGACAATGGCTATTGTAGTTGCGCCGATGGATATTTTGGTTCATGGCATATGGATGATGGTAAATGTTATTGTTATTTATTTAATGGATTATTACCCCATAAAATAACAAGACCTTTTCAATCCAAACCATTTGATGGTTATAAATTATTAGAAAATTAGTTTTTATCGAAATATTTAAACAGTTAGATATAAAATTATATCTCTCCAAATGTTTTTAAATACCGATATATGTTGTCGAATAAATGGATCTTTCCTCCAACTTTCGGGAAATAATGTGTCTATTTTCAATCCTATTCTGAAAATATAAATCAATATTACATAGATAATTTCTCTCAATCTAAACAATAAAATATCTATTAGTCCCCAGTCATTGACATAACTACACATATTATTAGTAGTATCCGTTTGAAAAAAATTATGAGTATCCATTAGTCCTTCTAATAATCTTGGATAAATATTCTTTTCATGTTTTATAAATATCATCTTTTTTATCTTATCCAAACTCTGAAGATTTAAAAATAGAATCTTTCTATCTTTTTTTGGTTTGAAAATATGAGGAAATGCCCCGTCTATACAACCATCATCATCTGTTAATTTTTTATCTATTAAATATGGAACATAGAGAGATTTTATTAAACAATCTAATAAATCCTCCTTCGATTTATATGTTTTTTTTATTACTTGTTTACCTTTTATTGTATCAAAATAGGTCAAATAAAATTTATTGTTTATTTTACAAATATCATCCTCTTCAATTATTTCATTAAATTTATTCTTAATTGTTTCTATTAATTGTTTCAAGTGTTGATGCTTTCGTAAACATTTGAAAGCATATGTAGAAATATCAATAGAAATATCCATTTTATTCAAAATAAATAATAATCCTAATAAAGCTCCAATACTACACCCAGAAACCCTTTTTATATTTATTTTCTCTCGTTGTTCTAATTCTTTAATATAAAACAATCCTCCTAACATATAAATACCATTGAATGCTCCTCCATCTAAAATTAAGTCCATATTTTTCGGTATATTATTTTTTGGAACATTTTTAATTAAACTAGATATAAATGCTTTTAAAGCCATTATTTTAAGTTTACATTAATTTTTCATTTTATATACTTATTATATAATGGATAGACCTTCATGGAATGAATATTTTAAAGAAATTACTATAACAACATCTAAACGATCACCGTGTAATAGATTAAAAGTTGGTTGTATATTAGTAAAAGATAACAGAATCATTGCTCAAGGATATAATGGATTTCTACCAGGTGCGCCACATGAATCAAAGGTAGTTAATGACCATGAACAAGCTACTGTACACGCTGAACAAAATACAATTACTGATTGTGCTAAAAGAGGTGTTAGTAGCGATAATTGTGAAGCCTTTATTACGCATTATCCATGTATTCATTGTATGAAAATGTTATGTGCGGCTGGAATTAAAAAAATTAATTATTTTAATGATTATAAAAATGATCCTCTAGTT